GTCTCCTCGACCGTGGAGGTCATGGAATAGACATTCATGTTAAAACTGCCTTGCCCGACAGTGACATGGCCTTTTTCCACACCGTTTTCCACAATTCGGTAATTGACCGCTTGCAGGGTTTCCACAGTCTCTTTTCCGTTGAACGAACGGCTGATGTTTTCGCTGATTTTTACTAACTCAATCATAATGTTTTGTATTTATGGTTAACTGATAATCCCGCTGTCGGGAATGTCGAATGTCACGTTTTTGGATAGTGAGTCGAGTTGGACGCCGGCCTCGCCCGACGAGGAGACCCCATACACGGAACAGGTCAGGTAATAGGTATGGGCTCCCGGTGGAAGGTCCGGATGTATCGTCCCCAAAGGGATATTCAAAATGAGAATCCCTGCTCCCTTGTATTCGTAATCATATATCGCGAGGAATCCGGACCCCGAAATGCGGAAGGTGTATTTCTCACCCACCGGAGGATTTCCGTTCGGAAAACTGATACGCACCTGAAAGTAACTCGAAAGAAAAGTGAAATCCACGATTTTAATCGAGGTATATGTGCTGTTTATCTCGGCTGTCATGGCTATCGATGTGGGTATGGGGAAATAATCCGCCACGGTGATCTGTTTGTCGACCCCTGTCCAGTATTCGAACGACTTCTTATCGATAAGGAACAATGTCACCTTCAAATTCGTCCCTATCGAATCCTCCCCCGGAAATGTGTCGCTCTGTCCGACGGGAAGTATCGGCGGAGTAGTACCGTCACTGAAAAATTTTACCTTGAAAGCAGAGTACCACACATTGCCCACCCGCAAGGTGGTTACGGTGTTTGTAGAGGTATTTGTCAGCAATCGGGCAAAACTGCTTCCATTTCCATCGGTTGCCAAAATAGCCGGGTAATAATCGCCGATACTCTTGTCGGAGGCCAGCGACAGCCACGATTCGACGGGTACGCCGGTAGAATTCACCGAAGTATCGTAATAGTTAATATCGACAAAAAGATACGGCACGTCCGCACTGATTTCGTCAATTTTACTTCCGGTAAGATTAGGTTCCGCATTGTGGTCGTAGCCGTCGAAATCGCTCAGGCGGCAAAAATCCGTCCCCGGGTGAGGATAGGCGACATATTCGAAAGAGGTATCATGGATAGCGACGATATTCGTGCCGTGCGGTATCGTGGCTTTCAAGCCATAGCGTATGCCTTGATTCTTATCCGTTTCGCTTCCTTCCCATTGATCGACGTATGTCGTGACCCCGCCGGATTGCTGAGGATAGTTGTCGGATAGCGGTGCAGCCTGCGGATAGCGCACGGGTTTATGACGACTCCATTTGTTGATTTTCCCCGGGTGGCCACCTTGCAACAGGGGACGTTCAAGGGCAACGATGTCGGCCACGTCCCATATCCCGTTTGCCGGGTATATTCCCAGCAGGTTATAGGGGTCGGTTATCGCTACTGGGGCTACGATCTTGTTTTTATCAATGGACATACGCTCATTCTCCTCCTTTCCCTTTTAATTCGGACAATTCCTTTTTCAATCGTTCTATATCTCCCATAAGGGCTTTAACCAGACGGGCGGTCTCCTGCGTTGCCCCGGCAATCGTGTTGATATAGTCGGGTGAAAGGTAATTAAGGGCGCCGTAACCGTCCTCCGTCTCGTAAGCCATCGATGGCAATACCTCTTTCACCTTTTGGTACAGCAGCCCCGTATGGGCTTCCCCGTCCACACCGCCCTTGTTACGCTTCCGTGCTTTTTCGGTGTATCGGAAATCGCACACTCTGCCCATCGCCAAGAGGCGGTCGGTATAGCTGAGAGTATAGTCGAAATCCCGCTTCAAACGTTTGTCGGAGGTCGTTAGAGCGGTGACCGAGCCTTGTGCCGAAATGTTTCCCGTGCTGGTCAGATCACCGTTCACGTTGCCTGTCCCGTCGAAAGGCTGCCCCCACAGGTATACCGTTTTCGCCAGCCTGTACGCTTTGTCGCTGTTCGGCCGGGTGACATTCGTGTCGTGGTCGTTGGCAACCGTCGATGTCTTCACCGATGTGCTGAATTGCCCGGCGGTTACCGTACCCCCGTTGTTGATGTTCTTCACCGTGTATTCGAATGAAAGCCGGTAATTGGCGACAGGCACGCGCACCTGAACTTCCCAGCTGTTGTTGCCGTACCGCACGATACGAATCACGTCCCACACGCAATATCCCGGCAGGTAAAGCTCGGATTTGTTCTGGTATACCGCGCTGTCCCCGTAATACGCCGTGAAGATGGCTTGGAAAGGAATTTCCACCACCTCCTGCGCGCTCGTGTTACCCAGCTCCAGCCATAAGTTCCCGATGACCGCGCAGCCCTGCCATATCCCGCCCGACGTGTTCACGTAGGTGACGATTTTCCGCCATTGGAGGTTGCCGTCCCCATAGGCGGCGTGGCGGTACTTCACCCCGTCGTGCCCGTAGCCCATGCGGAATGCGCTCTCGTGGTAGGAGTCCAGCAGGTCGGCGTTCAGGTTTCCCACCTTCGTCGTCGACGATACGAGGAGCGGCGCCGTACCCGTCGCACAGGTAGATTGCAACCGGTAGCCCTTTATCGTCGACGAGGCCGTGATGGTGGTTGCGCCGCTCAACGCCCCGGTGACGTTGTTCGCCCCGTCGAAGGATTGCCCCCAGATCGTCCGGGCGGCGGACAATCTGTCGGCTGTCTGAGCCTTGCCTACGGTCAGCCCCGTATATGTACCGCTCACGTTGTTTATCTCCGAGAGCGAATAAGTAGGCTTGTTCGGCTGCCGCACCCAATCGTACAGGGTTATGCCTTTGGTGACAACGATACCGAGGGCTGTCTTGCTGACGGCCGTCACCACATTGCCTGTACCTATCGTAGATGCGCCGGCGTTGGCGAGTTTCCAAATCTCGTTGATGGTGTAGGCGTTGAAAGTCTCCGTCATCGTGGTGTTGTCGAACACGCCGCCCAGATCGTCGAACCCATGAACGAGCTTGATGAGCCCTCCTTCGCCACCGCCACCCCCTTCTCCACGCCATACACCAAGAGCGGATATTCCACCCTGTGAATACACATTAAATTTCGAGTATATCGTATTTTCCAACTCTGTGTCGAATTTCCACATATCGTTAATACGGGCAAATCCTTCCTGCATTTGTTTTACAGTCCGTTGATACGATTGTTGCAAGGAAGCCGTCATATTATTGATGGCAGAAATCAAGTCGATATTCTTATTAGCAGATGCAACCTCTTCTTTCAGTTCTTGCGTATTCCCTTTTATTAGGTTGTTCCCGATGGTAATAGTCTGTTCGCAAGGATAGTCGAGTTTGGTTGTAAGGCTTATAACACGAGTAACATATGAATATCCTGTGTTTATGTATTCGACTTTTCTTCCTATGGATAAATCAGGATTGTTTTCATTGAACACCACAGGATTAGATGAAAACTGGTAATTGTTTTGGTCGGAAGAAAGCCGTTCTATTTCTTCGTTCATAGCCGTTTCTAGACGTATGTACGCCGAATCTGTATATTCTTCCGGCATTTTGACGTTGAATAGGATAATATCGTCATTTTCCGACGGTATAAGTCCCGTAATAGCAGGGATAATATAGTTACCTTCTTCCTCTTTATATTTAATCTCGAAATCTCCTTTTTTGACTTCGAAGCTTATACCATCATCACTTGTTATTGTTTTACTCTCATCATGGTATATAAGCTCAAATTCCATACCTTGCAAAGCCCCCGATTGGAAATGTACCGAAGGTACTTTATTGGGTATAAGCATACCATTCGGATTTTTTTCTTCGTCATAAGTGGAATTTTCGAAGTTAAATTCCGGTATTTGAAAATACCATATCGCATATTGGTCGTATATAGGGTCTCCGTTTTCATCTGTGCCTATCTGTATTTTATCATTCGTTTCCGAGTCTATACGCCACATAAGACGGAATCTGACATCTGATATGGAGAGTTCCGATGAAGGGTATATATCATCGAACTGGAGGATTTTGCTAAATATCTCTCCCTGTTGAAGGTTTGGCCTTATATCTTTATATCCGTTCGGATATTTTTTAGGGTCAAGAGTCAGCCGTTTGTTGACCAAATTGTTGACATTAGCACCTTTGTATTCCTGTACGATGTTTCGAGTTGACCCGAATGCGTAAAATCGGGTATAATACCCATCTTTTCCCTCTGTGACCGAAGGTGTATTGATGTTTTCACCAACTTCGAGAGAAACAACAGCTCCATGTTCGGATTTCGACAGATGAATAATCATGGAATCTTTCTCAACCCACCATTCTGTATCAAACGCAGATGCTATACTGTTCAAGGCAGACAATATGTCGATTGATTGGAAAGATAAAGAAGTGGAAGCGTTAAGAGAAGAATCGACGGCGTAAGTCCATGTATCCCCGGTTTCGTTCTCGATAGCCTTACAA